AGGGCGAATCAGGCCCCAATGGCTGATTTTGACAATATGTATCACGTGCTGTCGAAGATTAAACTATGGCGCCCAAAAGAAATCATTCTCTATTCCACCATTGATATTTACAGTCAAACTTGCAAATATGTGCAAAACTTCCCTGAAATCCATGGGATTGACTATGGATCTGTTCGTTATATTTTTGAAATGCTAGTCAGGAGTACTTTCCCTGAATCAATCATCACTATCATTCGCCTTCCTGCATTGTTCCATAGGCGCATTAAGAAAAATGTGCTATTTGATCTCCTTAGCAGAAATAATGTGGAGAGGATTAATGCAAATTCAGCTTATCAGTGGTACGATTTAAATGATTTATGGGCCGACACTAAAGCTTGCAGAAAAGGCGAAGAGCATCAGTGGTTTCCTGAGCCCATTGAGACCTTGGCCATTATTGACAAGTGGTTCCCGTGGGCAAAGAAAGTAGTTGATTGCGGCAAGCGTGTTGAATACAATTACGGTCCATATTCTGCTAGCAAAGAGGAAACAATGAAGAAGATGGGAGCCTTGATTGATGCTTGGAATTAGTGCTATTGGCTGGAGGGACGAAGAGGAGCATGAAATCCTAAGCGCTAATACTGGCGCCTTTAATTTCATTGAGCTAGTGCCGTCTCGCATCTTTGCCAGGAATGAAGATTTTGGCGATATTGCAAAACGCTACAGACAAGACTACGGGCTTTGGGCGTATTCGGCTCAAGCATTGTTCTATGACAGCGCAGTGCAAAGCTTTGAAGACGTTGCCGCCACTCAAGAGCATTTGCTGCGAGTGGTGAGGCTTGGTTCGCTGATGGGCATCAAGCGTTTTATTCTCGGCAGTCCTGCATTGCGCAGAGGAAGCCCGTCAAGCTTGATGGAAACTCTCAAGCGCATGGATTCAGTCCTGGAAGCAAACGACGCCATTCTTTGCATTGAACCAATTGCCAAGGCATTCGGTGGCAAGTATTTCTACACGGTTGAGGAAATTGTCAACCACATTGATTTCTACAACTTGCGAAATGTAAAGACAATGCTCGACACGAATAATGCCTGGCTGCAAGGAGATAGCCCTGCAAAGATTATCAAGCATTATTTTCGTTTCATCGCTCACGTGCATATCAGCGACACTGACAATGGTCCCATTCTGAATCAATATGAGCACAGGCAAATCAAGCTTCTTCTTGATTCAAGCTCATATCAATATGGCATCACGCGCGAACTGATTGATGCTCCTAAGCATCATCGCGAATATCCTCTATTTAGACAGCTTTATGGCTGAGCAATAATTTGCCTCGCCATTTGCTCAATGACATAGATACCTTGAATTTTACCAGTAAAGAAGGAAAATAGATTGTCTTCTTGGCGCATTAATGGCGTGCGATTGGCGCTGTTGTTTTTAGTTTTTGCTTTGATAGAAAGTGTTGGGAATAAATAGTCAAAGCTGTCAGTAAAATCGGGCCAATAGCGCTCCACATGCTGCTCAATCATTTCCCTTGCATTGTCAGCATTGTCAAGTGAATTGTCGGGCATAATTCCATGCTTTACGTGACTCAACGAGAAGCATTTGTCGTTATATGGATAGATGGAGAACAGTTCCCCATCTATGTAGGTGAGAGCGCCAAAAGAAAGAGGCTTCTTTGGCCGATAAATAAACATTGCCACTGCCTCGAAGAATTGAGAGGGCAATGGCTCCAGGAGGGAATTATTGGTACAGTCAAAAACAAAATCGTAGTCTTTCTTTAGCCCCTGTAAATCAGATCGTTGAACTGCTTCTTTTTTGACCAATGGCTCTAGGCACCATTGAAAATACAAGCTCGCTCCAATGGCATCAATGCGTTTCTCGGGGGTGTTTAACAAAAGCGATGTGTGATTAAAGGCCTGTGGATCCAGGGAGCTATGTGGGCCGTTCCCAAAGATAATTGAAATGGTTTCGGCATCAAGAAGACTTTCGTCTTCTGATATGGCGTAGTAATTATTTTCCACATCATGAACAAGATCGCCGTAGTCCTCCATGAAGCGCACAAATGTGGTGGCACATAAGCGACGAGTGGCGGCATTCCTGGCATAGTGATAGCCATAATGCAAGCGATTTTGATTGATTAATGATGTTTCAGAAATGAGCATCTCATTACGCTCAAACAATGTCACGTCAGCGTCCTTCATTAAGCGCGAAGCTAAATGACACCCGGTCCAGCCACCGCCGACAATTGCAATCTTGAGCGCCATCAAATGTCAATACAAAGCGTTGGCTGCACTCCTTGCCAATTTGACTTGGCCTTGAACAGATCCAACTGTGGAAAGTATTCTATGCGTCGAGACATGCCGGTTCCATAAACATCAGCATGCCCTTGATAATTCCATTCATCGGCGCCATGCTTATCGGGGTGGTAAAGACCAGTTGGCGAATCCTGCAGTTTCCAGAGCATGTAGTCCTCGTTAGGCACTCCCCATTGCTTCCATGCTTGCAATGCCTGTGGTGAGCAGTCTGTATTTTTAATGGCCATTAGGCGGTCTTTATGGCGCATGAGATAATCCATGCTGTAAAGGCCGATGCTCATTGATGGCGTGTGCTTCATTGCCACCTTCTCAAAAGCGGCTGGTGGATCGTAGACGAGGCTTTTAAATGCCGGTCCAGCAATGCATGTGTCGTGAAGCAGGAACCAAAACGGGCTCGTGAGATTATGTTCAACAATTTCAATGAGAGGCGTATATTCAAACGAATTTTGCGGCGTGCAAAGCATTGGAATATTGCTGTAGTGATCAATGCGCCAATCTTCTTGTCCCCCATTGACGATCAAGATCTCATTAGTGCCGATACCGGCGCGAGTGAGAGATGGAATGATTGTTTTAAGAGTGTGAGAGGCGAATCGTTTGCAGGTACTAATGCAAAAGCGTACGGAAGACGGCGGCAGCATGATTTTCTCCTTGTGCCGTAAGTATAGAAGCTGTTTATGATGACAAAGATTTCTAGAGGACTATGGCAAAAATTCTTTATTGCGGAGACGCTTTTGTAGAGACTGGTTTCGGGCGGGTTGCTCAGTATTTGTTGCCGGCATTGGCCAAGGAGCATGATGTGGCGGTGTTAGCGGTCAATTACCATGGCGACCCGCACCCGGAAGCGCAAAAATACAGAGTGTATCCTGCAATGCTGCATGGTTCCGACCCATTTGGTTCTCATCGGATTAATGACATTATTCAAAGAGAAAATCCCGACCTGGTTTGGGTGACAAATGATGTTTGGATTGCCATTAGCCTTTGGCAGAAAGCCAAGCCACTACAAGAGCGGATTCCATTTAAGTGGTTTGTTTATACACCCATTGATTCTTATGGCCTGTTTCCTGAGCTAAAAAGCCAGATGGAAGGATGGGACGGTCTTGCTACGTACACGCAATTTGCCGAAAAAGAATTACGACTGATGGGCTACGAAAAGCCGATTGATATTATTGGTCACGGCACTGATTTTGAGAAATTTTTTCCGCTTGACAAGAAAGAATGTCGTAAGGAGCTTGGCGTGCCTGATGATGTGTTTATCGTTTTCAATGGCAACAGAAATCAGCCGCGCAAACGCATTGATCTAACTATTAAGGCTTTCATTAAGTTTGCGAAAGACAAAGACGATGCGAGATTGTGGCTGAATATGGGTAGCAAGGATATGGGATGGGATATAATTCCACTATTCAAGCGAGTGGCGCGTGATGAAGGATTTGACGCCACTGGCAAGCTAATTCTTACAAGCCCTCATTTTTCCACTGAAAACTGTCTTCCCATTGAGCAATTAAATAAGGTATATAACGCAGTTGACATTGGCTTAAATACATGTATTGGCGAAGGCTGGGGTCTCGTCAATACTGAGCATGGAGCGGTGGGAGTGGCGCAAGTTGTACCGGACCATACAAGCTTGGCGGAGATCTTTGATGAGCTTCCCCGTATTCAGTGCAATGCTTACGAAACCGACAGAAACTATGGCCTTGAGCGTCCTCTTCCTGACCCGGAAAGTGCCGCAGAGATTTTGTCTTATTACTATGAGAACCGCGATGCACTGAAAAAGGATGGAAAATGGTGCTACAAGCGTCTGCGAGAAGATTTCTGCACATGGCCTTATATTCAAGGGCAATTGCTTGACGCAGTAGAACGCACTATTAATGCAAAAACTGCCGCGCCTGAATTCAAAGGCTTTGGTACTCCTGCAAAAATTGCTTGATCATGCAAATTTCACAAATCTTTCTTTCTACTGATCCGACAGAAAAGCTTAGCCCTTTTCTTGAGCATGCCACTGGTACTATTGATGCTTGTTTTCCTGAAGCAAAACATGTTATTTACAATAATGATTCGCTTCGCGCTTTCATTGCTGATAACTACGAAGAAGAAGTGCTGTGGGCATATGATACGCTTAAGCCATTTTCTTACAAGGCAGATCTTGGTCGTTTTTGCTTGTTGAACAAGCTGGGCGGCTGGTATTTTGATATTGGCATTAGGGCCTTTAATGCAGTGGAACTTGGTGATCGTATCAAGTTTCTTGCTTTCCGTGATATTCAGCGCTTTAGTTACACAAGCTGGGCGTGTGCAACTACAGTACTGTATTCTCAGCCCGACAATCCCGCTTTGCAAACTGCCATTGAAATGATCGTGGCAAATTGCGTGCAACAATATTATGGCATCACTCCATTGTGCCCCACTGGCCCCACATTACTTGGCAAAGCATTGGCGGTAAATGGTAGTCAAGCAGACTTTGTTTACGGTGATTATCTTGAGCTAACGCCTACGCATGGCCAAAAGAACAGGGCTTTTGTGCTTCCCGATGGCACGATCATGGCATGGAGCAAGCCTGCGGGAGGTGGCGATCTTACTGGTCTTGGCGCTAAGGGCGTAAACAATTACAACGAACTGTGGGCTGCGAGGAAAGTCTATGCAACCGTCTGACTGCACCATTTATGCCGTGTGCATCCCTGGCGAGGCAGTGCGTTATGAGGCCCGTTCTCGCATTGTTCCCATTATGGGAGGAGCACATGCTTTATCTGGCGAGGAGCGTGAAGCGCTCCGCTCACAAGGCTATGTGTTTGATGATGAGAATGCTTCCCTTTCGCGGCTTAATAGTCGATGGGGAGAACTGTCTTGTATTTCCTGGATGATTCTCAATGCGAACGAGAAAAACATTGGCAATGCGCAATACAGGCGCAACTGGCTGGAGCCAAATGATCAATGGTACGACGAGAATACGCTGTATTTTCCAGAGCCTGCATTGTTCAATTGCACGCTAGAGCAGCAGTTTTATGGCGGACATTCCGCTTTTGATGCCCCTGCTATCACCAGGGAAATTGCAGACTCAGAAAGCTGGATCTTTTCAAGGGGAGAAATTGATGCCATTTGGAAGCAAAATAGCTTCATTGGCTGCAATATGGCGCGAGGGAGTAATGTTCAATACAAACAATTTATGAGCGCATTGTTTGTTGCGCTTGCTCCTATTTGGCATAAGCATGAAGAGCAATTTCTTCGCATTGGAGGCTACGACAAGCGGGCATTGGCCTTTATTGCTGAGCGTCTCATCACAGGAATGGTCTTGTATCGCGACAAACTTTTTCCTGACATGAATATTGCCACTGCTCCGATAGGATTCATCTATTGATTATGCTTAAGGAAAGTATTTAGTGCTATGACCAAAAAGGAAAAGCAGGCAAAGATTGCCAAGGTAATGCGCGAGTTCAAAGGGGGCAAGCTGAAGAGCAGCAGTGGCGAGGCAGTAAAGAGCCCGAAGCAGGCACTAGCAATTGCGCTGTCCGAAGCTGGCATGACGCGCAAGCCGAAAGAAGACATGAGCGACGAATACTACATGGGCTTCTTTAAGGAGATGATTGGCGAAGAAGAAGAGGAAGAGGAAGAAGAAATGGATGGGAGCTGCGGAAAAAAGCGCTGAGGGGTGACGCTGAAAGCTTTGCCCCTCCTGCCGCTGTGCGATCTGCGGCTCGTCGCGGCCTAGAGTTGCGCAAGAAGCATGGGAAAGGAGGTTTGACGACGCAGGAAGCGGGCAAGCAGGGCATTGGCAGCGGCGTGGCAAGGGCCACAAGTTTGGCCAATGGCGAGAAAGTTAGTTATGAGACGATCAAACGCATGGCTGCTTTCTTTTCTCGTCATGAAAAGAACAAGAGCGGTGGAGAAGACGATGCGGGTCGAATTTCATGGCTCCTCTGGGGATCTGATGCTGGTAGGGCGTGGGCAAATCGCATCATTAAGATGGTAGAGAGTCGCGAAAAAAACCAATGAGCGAATATGTACGTGTCATTGAAGAAGAGGATGAAGGCATTGGTCTTTTGAAGGCTCTGTCTATTTTGTCGGCTAATGAGCATCGCAACACTTCGCGGTGGGAGCTTGTCGAAAAGCAATGCTTTAAGAATGGCAGGTTGGATGAAACGCACATTTACGTGATGAGCGTCTACGAAAAGCCTGACCCTCATTTTGAGCCGACAAAGTTTTTGACGTTTGAAATTGAAGCGATGGCAAAGTCTTACATCATGGAAGACATTGAGCATCAACTTGCTAGTATTCGCGGCGAAGACGACGACGAAGACTGATTATTGCGACTCTCAATAAGCGGCGTTTATTGAGAAATCAATTAATTTTTGCAATAAACGAAGGATAGCCCATTAGCCATAGCACGCTAATTCCATAAAGGCCACTAAGAGTGCGGATTTGTACGCAATCTGGCGGAGCAGTTCCTTTTTCAATGCGGCAGTAAGAGCTTTGACTGATGTGTAGTTCTTTTGCTACGTCGTGTTGGGTGAGCCCGGCATTAAGCCGGGCTTCTTTAATGCGACTTGCAATGAGAATACGAGCTTCTTGATGGGGAAGTTTAAGAGCGTCCGTCGTGCTACGTGCCAAGAACATCACAAGAATTTATTCCGTTTTGCATAAGCTCATAAAGTATAACATTTACTTCTTGATAAAGTATGAATATGAGCACCATTTCCTGCCGATACGATTTCTCTCCTATTGAGAAATACGAACTCACGCCGGAAGGTTATCTTCGGGCATGGGCTTCTATCGCACGCACCGGCATCCAACACTACACAGATAGTGATGGTTCCATTCGTCGCGAATATCGTCCTGAAACAGAAGTGGCGTCTCCCGATAGTCTTGCTTCGTTTGCGGGCAAGGCCATCACTTCAGAACATCCGCCTGTGCTTCTCGATTCAGAGAATACTAAAGACTACCAAGTGGGCTTTAGTGGCACTGAAGTGGTGTACGACAATGGTTTCGTTAAGGCAGTGATGACTATCACTGACGAAGACACCATCAAGCGCATCATGAAAGGCGATGCTCGTGAGGTAAGCGCGGGCTATAGGGTGAATTATGATCCTACGCCTGGCGTTACAGAAAACGGCGAACATTACGATGGCGTCCAAAAGGAAATCATCGGCAATCACATCGCTGTTGTCCGCCGGGGCCGCGCCGGCCCGCAAGTGAAGCTCCATCTTGATAGGCAAGATGCTGCCGATCCATCTTTATTTAAAACAACTGAGGAACGTCTTATGACTGCCAAAGTCGTATTCGACGGCGCCGAGTTCGAGGTGAGTGAGGGCGTTGCTCTTGCTATCACCAAAGAACGGGAAGATGGCCGTATGTCCTACGAGGACATGAAGAAAAAGTACGACGAACTGCAAGCCTCCGCTGCTTCCATGAAAGAAGAAATGGATGCAATGGAAAAAGAAATGAAGGGCAAGTGCGATTCCGCTGAGGGTCGTGCTGATGCTCTGGCTGAGCAGATCGAAGAACTGAAGACCGAACTGGCTGCTGCTCAAGAAATCAACCTTGATTCCATGGTTGAAGAGCGCGTGGCTCTCATTGAGAAAGCCAAGCCTGTTCTTGATGCTGCCTATGCATTCACTGGCAAAACCGCCCGTGAAGTGATGGTTGATTCCATTAAGGCAGTGCGTGGTGATGAGCTTGATCTCTCTGAGAAAAGCGACGACTACGTGCAGGCAATGTTCGACACTCTTTCTGAAGGTCGTTCTGACTCTGCCACCACTGACGAGCTGCGTAAAGCCGTAGCTTCCATCGCTTCTCCCGTTTCTGCACCGTCTGCCTATATGGACATGCTGCAGAATGCTTGGAAGAAGCCCCTTTCCATCTCTAAGGAGGCTAAGTAATCATGGCCGTAACTTTCTCTGCTTCGGGCACTGCCTCCGCTGGTGGCGTGCAACAGAGCTACGCTCTGGAGCATGCTGCACTGCTGGAAGGTCAACTGTCCGACATTCGCGACAACACCATCGGCACCTACATCAACGAAACTGGCGCTGTGCTGCCTTTCGGTAATGTGGTTGTGTACAACACCGCCGGTACTGCTGCAAACTCTGCTGCTACCATCTCTGGCGCATCTGACACCGTTCAGGGCGTGAACGTTCTCACTTACGTTGACGAAACTGCTCTTGATTCCAATAGCCGTCCTGGCGTGAAGAATCAGCAAGTGCTGAACGTGGCTAACGAAGGTGCAGTGGCTGTCTATGTGACTGGCGCTGTGTCGCCTACTTCGCCCGTCCGTGTGCTGTATTCCGCTAGCGGCACTGGCAAGGCTGGTCAATTCTCGCATGCTTTTGCCTCTGGTAAAACTGTTCGCCTCGCTGGCGCACGTTTCCTGAGCACCACCACTTCCAGCGGCATTGCAATTCTGGAGCTGAATGGCCCCAGCTTTACTCTTTCCGCTGATTCTTGATAGG